ACCACTCTTCACCCCGATTTCATCACAAAACATGATCATGGTCCTCTTTCTTGCATCCTCATCAATCACAGAACGAATTTCCAAGATTCTTGCTCTTGAGTTCCCATCCATCTCATCAGCACTGTCAAGGGTGATATCACTGTCCAAAGTGGTTCCCGGCAATTTCTGACCCCATACCAGCCTTTTATCCGATGACATCCCCTGAAGATATCTGATTCTGACTCTGTGAGTGGTGACAGGGAGCCTCTGTTCAGCTGTGTGATATTCTTTGGATTGGCTGACGTTAGTTTGTTCCATGATCTGAGCCCAAACCGTGATTACATCTGTCCACTCTTCTGTCCAACCACCCTGACCATCCGAAATGCGTTTGACCTGTTGAATAGTCACACGTTCTTTTAGGTCTCCTATTCTAAACTGCTTCATAGTGGCACCATTCGATTAGACCAGAGTAATAATTGGACAACAGTAGGGACTTTATCTGCATCTGGATTCTCATAACGGTGAGCAATGAATATTTTCATAGCCTGTTTGACTGCTTCAGGGACATCATCAGCATCTCCATAACCAGCAGTAAAGCGAATTTTAACAGCGTTTATAGGCTGTAGCTCCACAGAGGGAAAAGACTTCCCTGATGCAAGCATAACCCTCCCGGGCTCACTATACTGATCCACGATATAATCATCAGGATTTATGGTGGTTTCGATCCAATCCTTGTCCTTATATGTAATGCTGACAACACTTTGTAAAGGTGGTTTGGGTAGCTCAAGAGGCATTTTAGGGAATCCATCGAGAATCATCTCCCATGTTTGGGTTACAAGAGAACGATTTTGAAATGCTTCACAATACTCCCGAGCAGCGACAATCAACGAATTGAGCATGTTGTCAAAGTCGTTTCCATCTACTCTTAAATAATCCTTGATTTCTGCCAGTGTCACAGGCTCCACAGTGGGTGCTTGAATGAGTTTAATTGCCATTACTCATCACCTTCCACATACTCAGCAATATCAGCCTTAATCCACGCCTCAGCAATGTGTTCCTCAACCTCGATGATCTGACTAGCAACATAATTGAAATCATGACCAGACATAGAGGTGAGCATTTTGATCATCTTCTTACCTGATTTTTTCTTTGCCATGTTATCTCACCACCTTAAACCAAAATAAAAAGGGAGCCGAAGCTCCCAGATTATTAAGATGCAGAGTTTTGATAGAACTTGATAGCGTTAGTATCAACAAGAGTTGAATCATGACGGCTGAACGCAACAAATCCAACCTGACCATTTTCGATATACTTTTCCCCGATTCTGAAAATGGAAAGATCCATAACGTCACGGATAAAGAACTTGGAGAAGTCACCAAACAATACAGATTTAGCACTTGCAGCCATGGTAGCTACATCTTGGTTAATAACATAGTCATAACCAAGGATCTTATCTGGAGCTCCTTGAACTAATCCCGGCTGCCAAATTGGGTTTCCTTGACCGTCTTTTAATTTGCGTAATGCTTTTAAAGAGGAGTCATTGAACATGAAATGACTGCTACTAACACGGTATGCAGGATCTACAGAGTGGATAAGATCAACTAAGTCATCATAAGTGATGGAAGTAGTTTGACCAGTAGTTCCCACTTTGCCAGATGTAGCATTTTGCACTACACCAGTAGGCTGGCTAGATCCAGTACCTACAGTGAAGTGAGTATTTGTGATTCTGCCGATTCTTGTAGCGATAGCACCACGAATATAAGCCTCGATATCAAAAGCAGAATCCTGAAGAAGTTCGATAGGGATCAAGATTGTTCTAGAAGTGTATTTGTAAGCTCCAAGGTTTAACTGGCTGAAAGTTGGATCTGTAGCATTGCCAACAGCAGCACTTTCACCCACGATCATACCAACATTGCTGGTGTCATCTACCTTTGGGATTGGCAAAGTATTTCCTGCTGCTGTACGTAGGTTAGTGTGACGAGAAGAACGCATTCCACCATAAGCTTTCATAGCTTCGATTAATGAATTGTAGAATCCAGTAGGAACAGTGAAACCACCAGTTGCTCCAGTGATTGCAGAAAGAGCACGTGCTTCCATTGGGGCTCTACCTTGATTTAAAACAGATCTTTCCTCGTTGTTTAGGTCAGAAAATCCACCTACTAGGAACTTATTGAAAGCAGAACGATATTCCTCTTTTTGAGTAACAGGAACATTTTCACCCTGCTCCCCACGTTGCTCTCCACCATGTAAACCAGCTCCAGAGTGATCACGGAATTCAGCAGCATCCTTTTCTAACTGATATTGTCGCTCTTGACGGTCAATATCTTTAGTCAATTTGTCAATTTCGCTGTTTAAGCGGTCATATGACTGTTCATCTTCAGCATTAAAGCCTCCCCGAGCTTCAGCAGCATCAATCAGTGATCTGGACTCAGTGATCACCTCTGCTCTTTTTTGTCGTAGTTCTTTAATTTTGTTCAGCATTTAATAAATCCCCTCTCATTTTTAAAGTTTTGCTTGAAAATTAAGCTTTTTTCTCATGAACTCAGCTTTTTTGCTGAATTCCTTATCATTCTCAAGGTTTTCACCCTTTGAACGCTGATAAGCCTCAAAAACATCTTCCATCGATCTCACACCAGCCTCAGATTGAGGATAAGCAGGGAAGATCACCGGGCTAACTTCATAAAGCTTCGCCTTTTTAATCGTTCTGATAGCTAAATCAGGGTTTGTTTCATCCCATTCCTCAACCTCTGGAACAAAAGTAAAGGATGATCCTGAAACATCACCCCTCTGTATAGTCTCTATGTACTTGTCAGCCCAATTTGGAGCTGTGATCTCGTACCTGAGCCCAATATCATCTTCCTCTAAAAGAAGAGTCCCAGAGGTAGAACGTCCGAGGATTTCACTCCAATCATGATTCCATGCAGCAATAACATCACCACCGATGGCATCAGCAAAGGCTCCTTTTTCAAAACGCTCTTCGAACTTGAACCAGTAGCCCATTGTGTTAGATCGTTGACCCCACTTGACAGCATAACCAGTGATCTTTGCAGGCTCATTCTCTTCCTGTTTTGCTCTCACTTCAGGCAAAAATGAAAGACTACGTTTCTCCTTCTCCACCATTATCACCTCCTTTCGGTATAGGCTGTGGCTCTGGAGGATTCATGACCACATTTGCAGCCACCATTGCACTGTTGACCAGCAATTTATCAGCAGATTCATCATCACTAGGATTCATGTCCTCTGCTTCTCTCCAATCGTTAGCTGTGATAATTCCATTTTGTCTCTGGATCTGCAAAACCTCGTTTCTGGTCTTGCTGTCTCCTCTGAGAATGGAATCGACATAAAACTCGATGCAGATCTTATCCAGTTCCTTTTCATCGAGCAATTTAAAAGCCATAGATTGCTCAATTCTCTCAAGCCATGGACGGATGCAATCCTGCACGAATTCAATACTCTGCTGCTCACTCGATGCATAAGATGTCTTTTCCAAGTCAGCCAGTTTATGAAGAGGAACACGAAAAATCTGAGCAATTTCCCTCTTTTGGAACTGTCTTGACTCTAGGAATTGACTGTCTTCTGGAGCTAGTCCGAGCTGCTTATACTTCATGCCCTCCTCCAGAATGGCTATTCGGTGACTGTTGGATAGTCCTTCGTGCATCTCATTCCAGCTTTTTCTCAAGTTCTTTGCAGCACCTTCAGAAAGTGTCTCAGGATGCTCAAGAACACCCCCGGGCTTTGCTCCGTTCCCAAAGTATCGAGCACCATATTCCTCAAGCGAGAGTGTCAGCCCCAAAGCTTCTCTCATCATGTGAATTGGGGAATATCCCTGCCTACCGTCAAACCCTAATCCCGGGATATGTAGCACCTTTTCGAAAGGTAAAACGACCTGTTCATTAGAGACAGGGATGATGGTCCTATAATAAAGCTTTTTATCCCTTGGATTCCTCTCCAATGTGGTTTGGTTAGGCATTAGAGGGAAAAGCTCCACGATTTTCGCATTTCCATCCCTGACTATTTCTGCATACCCATTCCCGAATATGAGCAGATGGTGAACGATGGTCTCCCAAAAGCTGAAAGCAGTCATCTCAGGATTGGGTTTGCTTCTCACCACTTTCCACAGAGCATGATTAGTTGCTAATTCTTTGCCACCTTTGGTCCGTGTTTTGTAAACCCTGCACTCCAGAGAGGCAATAGTCTCAGCAATAATCCTCACACATGAGTAAACAGTGGCTTGCTGCATGGCTCGAAACTCATTGACAGACTGTCCAGAATTGGTTTTCCCACCTGTCCAGAGGTCATAAAGCCATGAGCCAGATGTTGCTTGAGATAGTGGAAGGTTTCTTTTTTCGAATAAACTACTCAAAAATCCCATTATTTCTTTTCACCTCCTTTCCTCGCTCCCATGACAGCAGCAGAAAGGAGAATCAGTCCTGTGGAAACAAAGAAAAAAGCAGGACTTATCATCCATGCTCCAATCCCATAAAGGGTGACACCTATTCCACCTATAAAGTCGTGTTTATCCATCAGATCACCCCTTTCTACAGCACATGGAATCCTCTTTCTTCATACACTGATGGCTCTTTTGGAGTATGAGCAAAGGCTCTTGAGATCCCCATGATCATCGCAATAATTCCATCAATCCTCTTGGTGCTCTTTCGCTTAGAAAACTTGACATTCCCGGCATCATCTTCCACAGCTATCACATTATCAGCCATCCATGAGAGGATTGGGTTGTTCTTGTGCCTGATTTTCTGGTCAAATAAGAGCTCTGTGAAAGCCTTAATTGCTGGACTCATAGAAGTGTAGCCCTGCCCAAAGTCCACCACCTCAAAACCATCCTCAGACAGATCAGAGATGATCCCCTGAGATCCAAGACGGTCAAAAGCGATTTCCTGAATGTCGTATTCCCTAGCACATTCATTAATGATCTGTCGGACATACCTGAAAGAGACGTAATCTCCTTCAGTGGCATGGAGCAATCCTTGTTTCACCCATGTTGAGTAAGGTGCTCTATCTCTTCTCTCATGCTCTAGGATCGTTTCTGCTGGCTTAAACAGATGGGGAACAATATAATAAAACCCCTCAACCTCAAACACCATCACAAAGGCTGTGATATCTGTTGTGGTTGATAAGTCTAAGCCTGCATAACATTTCCTACCCTTGAGGAAAGAGAGGTCAAAATCCTGTCCACATTCTTTCCACTTGAGCATGTTAATTCCTTGCTCACTGGACATTCTCACATGCTGATTAAGATATAGTCTCCTGAAAGCAGCCTCCAGTGTGGGCATGGCTTTAGCTTTGATAGCTAGGGATTTCAACTCATTGTAATCACGGAAAACTCCCAGAGCTGGATTGGATCGAAACCACTGAGATTCATCCATGATGTCGCAATTATCCTCAGCCTCAAAGATAGCGGAATAGAAAACATCATCCTCCACCTCTCCAGCCTCCACTTTCTTAGCATAGAGATAGGTAGAATACTCGAGATTAAACTCATCCGTACCATTCGAGGCAGTGGTGATTGACATCATGAGAGGCTGCTTTCTGGTTCCCATCCCTGTCTTGATCTTGTCGTATAGATCTCTGTTCTTTGCTTCGTGAGTTTCGTCTACCACAGCCACATAGGGATTATATCCGTCAGCCTTAGAAGCATCAGAGGAGAGCACCTGAAGAAAACTGTTAGTTGCTTTTCTCAAGATCTTCTTTCGGGAATCTACAATCCGACAATGCTTTAACAGAGTGGGGTTGGTCTGGATCATGGTCCTGATGGTGTCGTATAGAGTCCCGGCTTGATCCCGGCTGTTAGCTGTAACCACATACTGAGCACCAAACTCATCATCAACGAATAGCAAGAACACGAAAATCAAAGCAATTAAAAAAGACTTTCCATTTTTCCTCGGAAGGAAAATGAAAGCCTCTCTATATCTTCTAGTGCCATCTTCATTTTTGGTGCATAGCAGATCACAAATGATCTTTCGTTGAAACTCAAGCAGTTTGATCTTTTCACCCTTTTTCCCTTTGTCAAGGTTTAGCTTGCTAATGAATCGGATGATTTTCTGCTCAAGCTCATGGTCATGATAATATTTCTTCATTTCACAATCATCTCATCCAGATCTGAATCGAATTCGTCATCAGCACCAACAGCCTCAGTGACAGCACCGATGACCTTTCTTCTCTCTTTAGGAGAGAGCGTTAGTTCTTTGACAAAGGCTAACATGGTTTTCATTGAATTGTTAGCAATGGAGATCTCAGGGATCTGCTGCCTATAGCCAGTGTCAGTCCTGAATGTCAGATCTTCATTCTTCAGGATGGCTCTCTCAGCTTGAATCCATCTCTGATAGTTGGCACATAGAGCACTGAGCACGATGTCATCACCAGCTTTGTATTTCCCCATCTGGATCAACATGTTCCCAATCTCGTTATATTTCTTCTTGCTCTCTCGGTTTAAAAAACTAGGTGCTTTTGGTAGCTCCATCAAAATCACCCCTTTCAAAACTACCCTAATCAAAATTTTTAAGAAAGTTGCACGATTGAC